GCAAAGCGAAGATGAACACAATCTGATGTCCGAACTTGTGGATGAGGCGAAAACGTCGAATGATCCAACCATCGCAGGCTTCATCTTCGAAATCCCGCCAGAAATGGATGTTTACGACGAAGCCAATTGGGCGCTAGCGAATCCGGCGCTTGGCGATTTCCGCTCGATTGAAGACATGCGACAGCTTGCGCGGCGGGCACAGCGCATTCCCAGCACCGACAGCACGTTTCGGAATTTGTTCTGCAATCAGCGTGTCGCGGCGGAAGAGAAATGGATTCAGCCGGCGGATTGGAAAGTCTGCAAGCGGGCAACGCCAATTACAGATGAGGACTTGCTTGGGGCGGGACCATGCTACGGCGGACTCGATTTAGGAAGCGTCGGGGACTTAACAGCGTTTGCGTTATTCTGGCCAGATCCCGGCTTCTTGAAAGTGTGGACGTGGTGCCCGAAAGCGAGTTTGCGTGAGCGAAGCGAAAAAGACCACGTGAAGTACGAGGAATGGGCTGCGGCCGGCTGGATAGAGCCGACGCCAGGCAAGGCGACGAATAAGCGCATCGTGGCCGAGCGTATCATTGAAGTATGGCTGAAATACGCTCCGCGTGAAATCGCGTTTGACTCATGGGGAATGCCGGAATTGGAACGTGTCTTGAGTGAAGCGGGCACGCCGGAACTGATCTTCAGGCCGTGGCATCAGGGATTCAAAACAATGAGTCCAGCGACGAAGGCCTTTGAGGAGCGCGTGCTGAATGGACGGTTGATCCACGATGGCAATCCGCTACTGGCATGGGCAATCAATAACGTCAGGATTGAATCGGACGCAGCCGATAATCAGAAACCATCCAAGAATAGATCCATAGAACGTATCGATCCGGCCGTTGCTGCCATCATGGCGGTTGGACTTGCGACTCAAATTGAACTTGTTACTCCCAACTATCAGCTGATGTTCGTCGGATAAATCCCAAAACAGAATTCACGCTTTTGTCGGCAACTGCCGAGGGCGTGGAGGTGTGTTTATGAATCGAGCGTATAGCTTACTCACTGTTAAATCCGTCGATGATGACAAGCGCATCATCGAGGGAATTGCCACCACGCCTACGCCTGACCGCTACAACGATGTGGTCGAGCCGAAGGGTATGGAATTCAAACTCCCGCTCCCGCTGCTGTATCAGCACAATTCGCGGCAACCCATCGGCCATGTCACTGACGCGAAAGTCGGGAAGGACGGGATCACGATCAAGGCCCAAATGGCGGCGACCGGCATTGCTTCATACAACGATGAAGCGTGGGCGCTGATTAAGTCGGGCCTCGTACAGGGATTATCCATTGGTTTTCGCCCGATTGAACAGGCGTTCAACAAGGAGACGAACGGGTTTCATTTTCTTCGCTCCGAATGGCTGGAACTGAGCGCCGTCACGATAGCGGCCAATTCCGAAGCCACCATTACCGCCATTAAATCTGCCGATGCTCTCGTGCTCGCCTCGTCTGGCAATAGCGCACGCGCGTCGATCACCGTCAATCTTCCCGCCGTCGCGGGACCTACCGGGAAGACGAAAATGACGATTAAAGAACAAATGACGCAGTTTGAGAATAAGCGAGCGGCGAATGTCGCGCGCTTGACGGCTCTGATGGAGAAGGCCGGCGAAGCAGGCAGTACGTTAGAGGCGGCGGAAGCCGAAGAACACGATACGCTGGAACTGGAAGTCGCTGAAATTGACAAGCACATCACGCGGCTCAAAAAGCATGAAAAGATGCTGGCGGCTACTGCGGCTCCGGTCAACAAGGACAACACAGCAACACCAGAGCAGGCGGCAGTGACTCGTAGCGGCGTTCGCGTACAGGTGGAAGACCTCACGCCGAAGGGTGTTGGCTTCGCTCGTGCCATGATGGCGCTGGGCGCATGTAAAGGAAACCGCTTTGAAGCGGCCGCCCTAGCGCAAGTGAGATGGCCGGATATGGGCGAAGCCATCGGCGGAATCATCAAGGCGGAGCAGCTGCCAGGAACCACGACAGGCACCACGTGGGCGGCTCCACTGATGCAGAGTTCGCAGCGCTTGGTCGGCGAGTTTATTGAACTCGCTCGGGCGGCGTCTCTCGTTGGACGGATTCCGAATTTGAGACGCGTGCCGTTCAATGTGACGGTTCCGGCACAGAGCGGTGGAGGCACCTACGGGTGGGTCGGTGAAAATGCGCCGAAGCCCGTCAGCGGCCTCACTCTGGGAACGGCGGTCGTTCGCTTGACGAAGATCGCTGGAATTATCCCGTACACCAAAGAGGCTCTGCGCCTCTCCGATCCGTCGATTGAGACGACGGTTCGGAACGACATGATTAAAGGAACTGCCGCCTTTATGGATGCGCAGTTCGTTGATCCTGCCGTTCACTTGTCGATTGGCGTGAATCCCGCGTCAATCACCGATCAAATCGTCAATGTGGCGGCCAGCGGCTTGACCGCAACGCATGTCCGCAATGACCTGCGCAATATCATGGGAAAATTCGTAACGAATAACGAAAAGCTGGAAACTGCCGTCATTCTCATGTCGGGACTGGTTGCGCTGAACCTGTCGTCGATGGTGAATGCGCTCGGCCAGAAGGAATTCCCGGACCTGATGGCTACGGGCGGCTCGATTTTCGGAATTCCAGTCATCGTGTCGCAGGTGGTTGGAGCCCGTATTATTCTCATGCAGCCAGATGAGATTCTTTTCGCGGAAGATCCAGGCGGAGCCCAGATCGATATCAGCGAGGAAGCATCGCTGATTATGGATACTGCTCCGGGCGCTTCGCCGGTATCGGCGGCGATGGTGAGTTTGTTCCAGCGCAATTTGATCGCGCTACGCATTGACCTGTGGGTCAGCTGGACCCGCGCGGTGACGAGTGCGGTGGAATACATTTCCAACGCGGTGTACTCCGGCTAGTAGTTTCTCTCTCCTATGGGGGCCGTTCTCGGCGGCCCCTTATTTTCGGGAGGTTCATTGAATGGAAGGAATAAAGTGGCTTGAATCCAGATGCGATATGAAGGATGAGGCGCACGCATTTCAAAGCGACAAGGATTCACTGAATCGGTCGTTCCTGTTCTGTTCCAAGTGCGGGAACATTAAAGTCGTGAACTTGGATGAATTAGCTAAGCCGATGGGCGTACTAAGCATAGACAGAACGCTTTTTGCGAAGGGTATTGAGCATGCGGGTTAGAAGTATCAAAAGCCATCCATACGACGGTACGGTTCGCCCCGTAGGTGAAGTCTACGAGATGGACGAGAAGCATGTGGAAATCATGATGATTGCCGGCAATATTGAACCTGCGGCTTCCGTGGAAACCCGCGAGATGAAATCGGAAGGCATCAAAAAGTATCGACGCCGGGACATGAAGGCGGAACAGTAGTTGCGGCTTTTCGGTTTCGAAATCACGCTACGGCCATTTGGGATTAAGAAAGCCTCGTCCCTGGAATCGATGATGGGCGTGTCATCTGGCGGCTGGATGACGCCATGGCGATTCATCCGTGAACCATTTACGGGCGCATGGCAACGCAATCAAGTCGAGATTGATCCGCAGTCCAACTTACTGGCGTCCAGCGTCGTGTATGCGTGCGTGACGGGAATCGCCAGCGATATCGCAAAAAATCGCATCAAGCTGGATCGCAACACGGACGGTATCTGGATTGAGATTAATTCCGGTTCGCCGTGGCTGCCGGTTCTTCGTCATCCGAACCACTTTCAGACGCGCATTCAGTTTCTAGAATGGTGGATTGTTTCAAAGTTGCTGGCCGGTAATACCTATGTGCTCAAAGAGCGCGATCAGCGCGGCGTGGTGCAGCGACTCTACGTTCTCGACCCGCTGCGCGTGCGTCCACTCGTTGCGGATGACGGTTCGGTGTTTTATCAGCTGAGCCGCGATCCTCTCTCTCAGGTAACGGCTAATAGTGGCATATTCGATACCGACAATCCTGTAGTTCCGGCGAGTGAAATCATCCACGACCGCATGACACCGCTGTGGCATCCATTGGTGGGTGTGCCTCCAATTTACGCAGCGGCACAGTCCGCCACGATGGCCAACAAGATTCAAAACAACTCCACTGGTTTCTTTGCGAACGCCTCGCGCCCGGGTGGAATTTTGACAGCGCCAGGACACATTGCCGACGACACGGCATTGCGCCTCAAGGCCGCCTTCGAAGCCAATTTCAGCGGCGTGAATGTCGGAAGACTGGCGGTTCTCGGTGATGGCTTGAAATTCGAGCCGATGATTATGACGGCCGAGAATGCGCAGCAAGTCGAGCAATTGGAATGGTCGGTGCAGGATATTGCGCGGGCGTTCCACTATCCCGTGTGGAAGCTCGGCGGGACAATGCCTGCCTACAGTCAGGGGCCTCAAGCCGTCACGATGATGTACTTCACCGACTGCCTGCAAACGCTGATCGAGAATTTAGAAGTGTGTCTCGATGACGGTCTGGAATTACCAGTGGATATGGGCACCGAAGTAGACATTGACAACCTGCTGCGCATGGATACGGCTGCTCTATACGAATCCAACGGGAAGGCGGTGGGTGGCGGTTGGATGGCACCGGACGAGGCGCGATTCCGGGCGAATCTGTCTCCAGTCGCTGGCGGCAGTACGCCATACCTCCAGCAACAAAATTATAGCTTGGCCGCGCTAGCGAAGCGGGATGCACAGGACGATCCATTCGCCAAAGGGACAACTCCGGTCCCTACGCCTACACCGGAGCCTCCGCCGCCGCGTGACATGACGCTGGAGGACATCGCTTTCTATGAAGCTGAGCAACGAAAGGAACTGGTGTCTGTATGAGTTTGACTCATTACGACCTCAGCGCTTTGGCACAAGCGAACGCACGAGTAACGAAAGACTTCGTACGGGCGGAACTGGCGGACTTGCTGGGCAGGGTGAAGGCGTTGGAGGAGTTGCTGACGGAGTTACCGCCAGGGCCTTCGGGGCCGCAGGGGCCTCCAGGCGAGAAAGGCGAGCGTGGGCCCAGTGGTGAGTCGATCCGAGGCGAGAAAGGCGACCCTGGCGAACCTGGCGCGATTGGGCCGCAAGGCCCGCAAGGGCAGCCCGGTGAACGCGGAGAGAGAGGCGAACCGGGCTTGTCCATCAAAGGCGATCCCGGGATTGACGGAAAAGATGGCAGGGACGGACGTGACGCCGTTGCCAAAGACGGACGAGACGGAAAAGATGGAATCGACGGGAAGGACGCGCTCGAGCTTCAGCCGTTGAAGTCTATCGATTTGGATAGATCCGTACCGCGCGGAACGTGGGCAAGTCACGGCGGCGGTCTATGGTTGGCACGGGAAACTACTCGACCCGGGCCTCTCGACAAATCTGGCTGGGAATGCGTGGTGCTCGGCTGGCCCGAGTTCAGCATCGTGCAAAGCGACGACATGCGGAGTTTTACCTTCACTGTGACGCGATCTGACGGATTCACATTTGAAAGGAAGTTCTCGATGCCGGTATTGATTTACCGGGGCGTTTATTCGCCAGAACTGGAATATGTCAGAGGCGACGTTGTGACATATGCCGGCGGTGCCTTCCATTGCGAAGCCGGCAAAACACAGGCAAGGCCTGAGACATCGGATTGGAAGTGCATGGTCAAGCGTGGCGCGGCCGGCAAAGATGGCCTCAAGGGCGTACCAGGACCAAAGGGCGATAACGGCAAGGATGGGCGTGATTTGCGCGTACTCAGTGGTGGTGGCTTTTGAATACTCAGCTCATTTCGATGGAAGAAGCCAAGCGGCACCTACATATCACCGATAACGATGCAGATTTTGACATTGAAGACAAGCTGGAAGAGGCGTCCGATATCGTTCTCGATTATGCGAAATTGGAATCTGTACCCGCTGAATGGTTCACTGGAAGTCCTTTGCAACTCGTTCCGCCACGTCGGTATCGAGCGGCGACGAAATTGATTTTAAGTTCTCTCTATTGGAATCGTGAATCGGAAATCTCTGAAGCGTTATCAGATGCGGTTAAGGCTCTCATTGGGCGCGATCCTACATTGGCATGAACACGCTGAACACCCTCATTGATCCCACGAGTAAGAAAGAGGGCGAGACTCGGACGATCGTTGTCCCGTTTATCGATAAACTGCGCGAGGATGAGACATTGACGGGGACGCCAACAGTCGCGGAACTCAATACGGCGGCTTTGACGATTACAGACATAGGCGTTACGGGCCAAGATGTCACGATACGCGGACAGACGATCGAGGCCGGCAAGGCCGTTCAATTCTCGGTATCGGGCGGCACGGCTCGCAACGATTACACCATCCGCGTTAGGGCGTCGGGTAATACCTCGCCGACTCAGACACTAGAATACGACATGAGGTTGCACGTGATATGAACATTGATCCTGTGATTTCGATAGTCACCGGAACGAGAAACAGACCGAATGATTTTAGACGCCTCGTGGATTCGATTGAAGCGGGAACGACGATCGAGTGGGAGCTTGTGGTATCGGACGCAAGCGACAGCCCGTTGGAACTCGAAGACGTGGCCACGGACGAAACATGGCCGAGAATTCGAATCATCCCAGAGCGACCGCGTCTAGGTTGTACGAAAGGCTATAACGTGGCATTTCGTGCAGCGCGGGGCGAGTTTGTCCTCTGGGCGAACGATGACGCGATTCTGGAGCATGGATGTGCGGATAACGCCGTGCAGTTCATGCGAGATCATCCAGAAATAGGAATGGGCGCGATTCCGTATGCCGAGCCGCGACGGCCGAGATATCAGGTCAATTCCTACTTCGGAATGATCTACGGAAATTTCGGTATTGTGCGCCGGGAATGTGGCGAGCAAGTCGGATGGTTCGATGAAGAGTTTCCGATGTATGGAAATGACAATAGCTTCGCATTCCGAGTTCTGCTTGCCGGAAAAGGCATTCTCGAAGTACCGAACGCTCGCATGTTTCACTTCGCCACGGACGATGCACATCGAGCGGAGAACAACAACCAGGCACAGCGAATACGGGATGTGGAACGCCTAGTCGAAAAGTACGGTCCGCACATGGCAGAAATGCGGGCCACGTATAAGCGCTGTGGCGGACCGCTGTTCGGCCATGAACAGTCTCCAGATTGGGCGAGGCAAGCAGTCTAGGACAGTGAAACTGCACGTTGGGGTCGGTAGCGTCTATCTGGAAGGCTATTACAAT